ATGAATTCTAACGCTACCATGTCCGTCCAACCTCCGCGCTCGGACCGTGCTTTGTCTGTGCAACCTAAAATCATACCGATTTCACTCAAAATACTAGAGAATCTTGAAAACCGGTGGCTAATGTGGGCCAGTCATTGCCGGCGGGAGGGGGTGTTGCTGATGGGGCGAAGCCCCAGAAGCCATGACTTGGATCACCGGAGCATATATTATATGATACGGGCTCGCATCAAATGGAGGGTCGGTTCATGAGTGCATCCACACTGAACGCCGATCCTCCACCCGCTTTAGAGCTTGTCCGGATCACCAGCGACATGTCATTAGACACTCATACAACGAAGGGATTTCAATCAGCTATGAAATACCTCTATCAGAGGCTTTTCGACCTCTCAGGTGAACGTATGCGTATCGCTGACCCATTCGCACGTAATTGCGGCATAGCTGGAAAACACACTAACGACATCGACCCCGAAACGAGTGCCGTTCATCACCTGGACGCTGTTGACTTTCTCTGCTCTCTCCCATCGGGTGAGTTCGATGCTGTCATCTTTGATCCGCCGTTCTCCTCGAATCAAGCCGACCGTTATCCGATGGGCGATTTGAATATTTACACGAAGCCCGGTTACATCAAGGAATGCATGGGCGAGATTAACCGCATCCTGAGGCCTGGCGGGTATTTGTTGAAGTTCGGTTTCAATACGGCCAGACACAATAAGTTCGATATGGTGAAAATCTGGATTGTTAACAACGGCGGTAATCATAATGACACCTTGATCTCTCTTCAGAGAAAAGGAAACTATACGCTTGACCTATGGACGGTGTGATTGAATGCACCTGATCTCAGCGACCATTTCAGAAGCAGCTTACGAGATCCGATCACGCTGGCCCTCAAGGCAGAAGAGCGCTAACACCAGTGCGGCCATCATCTTCTATGAGGAGAACGGCCCAGGTAACCTTCAGGGTCTCTGGCAGCAGGTAGCCACCCGGGAGAGATACATTCGAGAATTAGAGAGAGATATCAAGGGTTTGAAGGCCGATGGCCCCAAATCGTAGTCGATACCCCCCTACTTGACAGGTCATCTTCATGGTTCTTCAGGGGTCAAACCAAATATGTCGAAGATTTTCGCTGTCAGTGGATTCGATAGACCGAATATCCCGACTGTCGCGCCGGCTGCGATGGCCTGTTGCCTCTGGGTGGCAAACTGATCGACTGCATCGGAAATGGTGTAGTCTCCGACCAACATGGCAGTTAAGAAGGTGAAAGTAACTCCTGTGACACCTAAAGCCGCTATGATAGTAAGAAAGACGACCATTCCTGTCACATCGTTCATCAGAGTGATGATCGGGGTTAGAATACGGTTCATCTGATAGGCGCCGATTGCCGAAGTGAACATTTCACGCTCGTAATCTTGGAGTGAGATCCTGTATTCAATGACCTTGTCAGGTTTTCTTTTTGACGTTCAAATCACCCCCGTTATGGAGTCCCACATTTGTTGCCCGAGTCCAGCTCCGAGGAGCCAGCCCAGGAGGAACGGGAAACCATAGTCGGTCATCATCCGATGAGCGAGCTCGGTGATCGTCTCCTCACTCATCGGGCATCACCGGCCAAAAATCAACTGCAGTGTTCGCGTCTGGATGTTCTGTGATATCTCTGAGAGCCTGTCGATACTCCCGCCATGGGGTTGTCAGTGTAACGTCTTTCAGCGCTCGCCAATCGCAGCGTTCGAGCTCCTGATCCCTGCTGCGCCTGACCTCGTCCCATTCCACGTCGCGAAACGTTTCTTCAATCAGGGTGGCGCCGTCATAGTGTCGGGTGTTCCTGTGCATGTTCACCACTCCAGAAGCAAAGACGGGTTCTCCGTGTTGGTGGTCTGCAGATTGCCTGCAGTCACCGTATCGGGCAGAGTGTTGTTCGAGGACTGTAGCTGCAGTGCAACCTTAGCATCCTCCGTGCTGTTTGTAGGGCCAGCCCCTGGCGAATAGAGGTTCTTCGCTGAACGATAGAAAAAGCCCACTCCAACAGCCGATCGACAGTACGCTGCGAAGTAGAGCGTATTTTTTACGAGGGTAGGGGTTCCGGTGAAGCTCGTCTGTCGGATGTCCCCGGTGCTCGTGGGGTCGATGTCACATTGAGCGATTTTCGTGGTTGGCAGTCCTGTATCCGCATCGGCATTGTAAAGCCCGATCTGAAAGTTGGTGGGCGATGCTGCCGCCGACGTGATGCCGACTGTGATGGCGTCCACATCCCCGCTGGCCGGTGAGTAGAATGGGAAGAAGCACGGCTCGTCATCAGCGCCGTCGGTGTCCCTGAACACGATACCGAACGGGCCGGCCACCGAGACGTCATAAGTATCGTATCCGCTAGCTGTGAGGACACCTAATTGATTGACACCTCCACCGCCACCGCCACCTGATGACAGCAGGCCGTCCCACTCCTGGACCACGCACAACCTGGCGAAGTTGACCAGGCACAGATCGAAGAGCTCCTGGCGATTGAGCTTCTCGATGTACATCGGGTTGCCTGCGCTCTGGACGTTGGCGAACGACACCCCTTCTAGGTCGACGTTCTTTAGGAGCTTGAAGACTCTCTTCGAAGGGAAGGGATCCTCGTCGACCCGGAGATACCGATCTAGCTGGAGCTCTTTTCGTAGAGACTCTTGCTTTTGTTCTGCCTTTCTCATAGCCTTGCGGCTCTCGTGGGACATGGGATCAAGTCCCGAGGAGTCCGTCCCACTCACCTTTGACGCACAACCGTGCCAGATTGACCAGCACCAGGCGTCGCAGCTCGTCCTCGGACATCTCTTCGATCGATATTGTGTTCCCTACGCCCTGCACTTGGGCGAACGTGACGTTCTCGAGGTCCACATTCTGAAGCAGCGTATAGACGCGAGGGGATTTCTTCTCGGCATCAGGTAGAGGACTCATAATAGCCCCTCCCATTCGCCCTGAGTTGTTAGGCGCGCGAGGAAAACCAGCACCAGGCGTCTTAACTCGTCCTCGTTAAGCTGCTCGATGGTGATCGGGCTCCCAATTTGAGCCGCAATACGGGCACCTCCCCCTGCACCAGCGTTCATTGATTCCAGAGTTTCGTTTTTGAGGAGCTTATACACCCGACCTGAGGTCGCTTGAGCGTTGGGAAGTGCCATTCAATCACTTCAACAGCTTGGCTCTGGTCTTGGCTATGCGCTCTATGGCATCGAGATCCTTGGTCGATATGTAGCCCTTAAGGAATAACTTCTTTGCTTTGCTGTGAATCTCTGCGAGTCTTCTGCGACCTTGCGCCTTTGTCATCTTCATGAGCCCTGCACCTCATGCGTTTGTAAGGAATTGAGCGACGTAGTTTAGAGCGATCGTTGACTTGACTGGACTGGACACCGGCTGAAACTTGGCGGGGTCCGTTGCCGACACAGAGCCGACGACGTTACCCAGGGCGTCGACTATCGAAGCGCCCTGGTCTTCTATCTTCGCGCCGTCAATCGTCGTGAAGAAGGCGCTTATGATGGTCTGGCCGAAAACGGTATCTCCCACCGAATTGCCAGTCTGCAGATCCAGGAGCTCGTTGGTTGCTCCGCCGGAAACCGTGACGACTGCGATCCTTGAGACGCCTCTGTTGGTGTAGTAGCACAGAGCAGCGTTCCTCGCCGATGAGGTCAGGGTCAGCACCCGGACCTTGTCTCCTGCTCGAAGGCGGTAGGGGGCATGCAGCGCCGGAGTCGACGCTGTGATGCCCTTCAACCCCACGGGGATGATCGCAGCCACTAGACCCTGTGAGAGAATATACGAAAACGAGATTCCATTATCGGCAGTAATTAGGCCGTGGGTAACGACCTTGCCTGGCGCATAGTCGCCGACGTTGATCGCACTGACAGTGTAAACGGTGTCGGTAGTGAGGTCGACTTCAGTTCCCTCGGCGATCTCCTTCTTCAGCGGGATGTTGGTTCCATCGCTACAAACGAGAACCCCGTTCACGGTATTTGTAGCCATTTCAGATCCTCACTCCTAGGCCCAGGGGCTTAATCATCCGGTTGGCGCTGGCGAATTGCTTGCGCATCACCTTGCGGAACAGCTTCGCGCCGAAATTGAAGGAGACTCCGGCCAGCATCATCGGCACCATGTTGGTCTTCGCGTTGCCCATGATGATGTCGAAGGACATCTGTGGAGCGTACATGATGTCGGAGAGGCTGATCTGCTCGCCCCCAGTGAGCTGGGTCGACAGTATCTGACTACCACGGCCGCCTGCTGATGATAAGCCAGGGTCCAGGCCAGTTCGAGTCGTGGTCATGCCGATGTCGTAATCGCCGATCACCGCTTCCACTGGGCCTGATCCGAGAAGGCCAGTTGTCAGGATGGACAGGTTGCCATAACTGACTGCAGAATCGTACAAACTGAAAGTCTTGGGTCCTCTTCGCCTTGATTTCTTCCGTCC